CTTTGCATATTGTATACTTTCCGATGTTCTGTCATCATATTGATAGTAGTGAAGCACTTTATCTAGGTGAGTTTCACTTGTCACAAACGGATACATTCGCATACACCAATCAATATCTTCTCCATATGAAACAGCACGGAATGGAATATTCTTTGCGATCTTGGTTGCCCACACGCACATGTGATACGGAGGACGCTTAATATCGCCTAGACTTCCATCAGGATTCTGCTTAAGTCCTTCGTGGGGATTACCCATACGGAAATCCACATTGAACTCCTTGCCATTTACTGAACAATGCTGTTCAAAGGTAATCACATCCGCAGGCTTGGTTCTCAAGGTTTCAATCAGGGTTGAGATGTAATCTTCAGATACCGCATCATCGTCATCCAAAAAGGCAATCCACTTGCCTCTAGCCGATTGAATCAAAGCCTGACGCTTTTCGCCGATGCTCATGCTCTTGTTGTCTACAAGAGTTAGAACCTCAACACAAGTCTCGTTTCCAATCTGCTTCAACAAACGATTGTAGGTTGGAATCAAACACTTCTCAAGACGAGAAGGAATTGAAAGAATCAGAACGCTGAGTAAGATTTCATTAGGAGGCGTTGGCATGTTGTGGCAAACCGAAGTTTGCTGCCTTTCTTTGTTGATATAACGCACCGTCACGAGCATAGAGTTCGCGGTTCTCGTTACGCATGTATAGAGCATCCACACCAATCTCTATCCAAAAGTGACGAATGATAACCTTGTCAATGTAAGTTGCTTTGCCTAGAATCCTGCTGACATCCGTGAACTCGTTGTCGGGGAATACGCTGATGTATTCAGGATTGTAGATGTAACCAAAGCGATCAAAATACTTCTTGCCGAAAATGCAAAGAGTATTCAAACGCTCGCCTTGCTTGCCATCGTTGTAATGAAGCACACCATCGCCATCAGGATAGTAGGTCTGCATATCCTGCATGATGATATCATCGTATCCCTGCATCTGAGGAATCATGTCATCCGATGCAAGCAGGAGAACATCGTAATCGCCTGCGTGTTCCAAATCAGCATTGATGGCTTGTATCTTAGTTTTTGAATTGCCCCAAAACGCCTTAACAGAATCACCTTGCTTGGCAATCCAGTTACGCATACCTGCATTATTCATGGTGGCATCGTCAAGATCAAACGAGCACAAAAACCGAACATCGTGCTTGCCGGATGCCATATTCTTGTAGAGATTGAACACCTCCATGAACTTAGCCGGGCGCGATCTGCTTGGTAACTTAATCAGTAATTTCGCCATGTAATTCCGCCTCCTCGTTGAATTCTTCTATGGTGCAGCGATTCAAAAGCACAGGAGTTCCTTCTCCAAGATAGCCTCCGAGTGTATTCACTTCAAGCCACTCGTAAGCATCAATAACATCCATGCCTTGTTTTACTAGAATGTCTAAGCACTTCTCGTAGTCGTAGACAGCCACAGGAACAGTCTGTCCAAACTTGCGAAGACTTCCAAGAAAGGCTTCTTGAAATTCAGGATAGACGATTATCTCATCCTTCCGCTTCAATGGTTTCCGTGGATTCATTGGTTGCCTCGCTTTCCGTCATATCAGAACCATACTTGAATTCTTTGGCAGCAGCGGCTTCCAAAGCCGACATGACTTCAGGAGTAAAGAACTTGGTTGGGTTCTTAACAATCTGACTTTCAAAAGCGGTAGTGCCGTTAGGCAATTCAATCTTTGTGGAAACCTTCTTGAAGACTCCCTGCTTGAGAGCAAGATCAACCAAACCGTAGTAACGATCAAGTCCCTTATCAAAGGTCAGAAGAACATCCACCATCTTGTTCTCTCGCGTTAGACGACCCTTGTACAGTTTGCAATGAATGATATTACCAACAATCTCATCGTCAACCTTGTGCTTCTTCTTGGAGAGATATACAATGGTAGATGCTGCATACTTGAGTCCCGCGCCGCCGCCCATCTCCTTGGTTGGCACATAAGCACCCACCACATCATAGGTGTGATTGGTCATCACCATTGGAATATTGTAAAGACCCAACTTCATGGTGAGAACGCGGAAGGTTCCCTTGATGACTTGAGCGCGAGTCATGTCTCGCACTTCCTTACCTTCCAAGGTATCGTTGGTTTCCTTGGAGGTACTCAACATGCCTAGCGAATCAAGAACAACAAAGAAAGGCTTACGCTTCTTCTCGTCCAACTTGCCGTAGTTGTCAATTATTTGCAGCAACTGATGACGGAAAGTTTCAACGGTAGCAACAGGAAATACTGCTACACGATTAGGATCAAGACCTCGTGACTTAATCATGTCGCTAGTGACAGCCTGCTCGGAATCAAAGTAAAGAATTGCACCTTCAGGATTGTCAGCCAAGAACTTTGCTGCAATACCAAGAGCAAAATAAGTCTTGCCTGTGGCACTTTCGCCTGCGATGCCAAGAATCTTGTTGTTGGCAATTCCGCCGTTCAGAGAACCTGAAAGCAGAGCATTCAGAGAGTAAGAACCTGTATTTACAAATCCCGTAACATCTCCTTCAACTCCATCCTCTGCAAGTGAGGCAAACTCATTACCCGATGCACGAATCATATTCTTTAAAAAGTCACTCATTGTATAATCTCCATTTTGTTAGTATATCATCATTTTCGCTGCCAGTCAAGTCTTTTAAGAGCGTCTTTCACCCTTTTTCGTTTCTCTCGGATTTCCTGTTCACACTCTCGTTTATCTTTAATGTGTTCTGTGATTATATGAATAATCACTCCTATCGTAAAGCATAAACTGGTTATAAAAACTATTTCATTCATATTCATATGAACAATCCCTCAAGACTGCTAACCTCTCGCATATGCCATCCAATCACATTTAAAATTGCATTCAAAGGCTCTTCAAACGCTTTCTCAAATTGAGTGTCATAATCTATGTATTTGGCTTCAAGACCAAACTCCTTTGGAATTCCTACAGTAAAAGAAATTACTTTATCCCTAATAGGATTTGGAACACGCAAATACACATATTTAATCTTTTCGCCATCGCCTATCTTTGGAAATAGTTTTGATAGATTTTTTTCACGCAACCAGTGATTATAAAGTAATGCGCCTTTAACATGCAGGGGAGTTGACTTACGATATATGGTGGTATCATCCCGATACTCTTTCAATCCATTACAGCCTCGTGGAAATGCAATCTCTTCCACACTACGATTAAAAAAATCTGTCTTGAAGGCTGCAACATAATCTCGTAGTTGAGATTCGCTACCTTCCATTATGATACCAATAGATTTCTTTAGAGCATCACGAACAATTTCAGGAGTGCTGCTCTTTGCAGTTTCAAGACCCATGATTTTAGTTTCAGGCTTGCTCAAAAGAACATCATCTTCGCCCATCCAAATGCTCAACATGTATCGCTTCTTGGCTGTCCAAATACCCTTGGATGAAATACCTTCTCGCTTCATACGCATCTTTTGAGCGTAGGCGTTCTGTTGTTCTGCAAGAGAAGCGTACTGCTTATCAATAAACGGCTGCAATACTTCGTTGCAGAACTTGTTCAAGAACTTTGTAATCTTTTGTGAATCAGTTTCTTTTGGAATCACCTGCTTCACAAGGGAACCCAATCTCAAATACACCGAATCAGTATCCGATGCAATCACATAATCTACCCCTGTTGTCTTTAGAGTTTTATTCAAGAATTGATTCAATCCATTCTCAATCCAACGAATGGATACCTGTCCTGAAATAGTAATAGCCTCGGCAATCTCTTGATCGTAATAGCGGAAGTATTGATTACCACAAGCACCGAATGCAGAGTTTAATTGAATCTTGCGAACCAACTGAAAGTTGTGAAACTTTGTAATATCAAGTTTTAGTTGTGCTTCCTGTTCGGGTGTAGGATTCACAAGTTTCTTTAGAGCGGCTTTGGCTTCCAACATCTTTTTCTTGAAAGCCTTGCGCTCCTCATACATGGTTTCCATTAGTTGTGGCAAGAAGCCTTGTGTATCCTTACGAAACGCTACACAGTTTCCTGCTACACTAAGATTCTTGACTCGCATGTTATCAAGATAATCCCTCGCGCCTGCGTGTGCGCCCGAGCCCGCGAGGAAGTCATTCACACTAAATTTATTACGAGTTCCTGCATTAGTCTTGGTTTCAGGCGACAGATTGTATTGCATGATGAGATGCGGATACAGAGAGTCCAAGTCAAAACTTACAACCCAATCGTGTGCTCCAACGATAGGGTCTTTCACATACGCACCTTCAAACTTTGTTTCTTTATCTTCGGCTTCTCCCTTCATGGGAATAGCAATTCGCTTCTTGGTCAGGTGGTGATAGATAATAGCATCCCATGTGCGAACCTGCGAGAACACATCGTTAAGATTTACCTTGGCGGAATACGCAAGTGCTAGAGCAAGTTCCATCAATTTAAGTTTGTTCTCAAGCATTCCCACAAGCAGAGTATCGTGGTGATTGTACTCCATAAATTTTTGGAAATCATTCTTGTAGAATTCGGCTAGAGTACCATCATAGTGCTTCTTACGCTCTCCCAACTCCACCCAAACAATATGGTCAAGTTTATAGGTTTCGCGGGTCACATAAGTGAACTTACGATACAGATCAAAGTAGTCCAAGGTAGCGATCCCTAGCAGGTCATACACCTCGTTCTTTTTGTTCATTACTTCCACTTCGCGTGAACGAATCTCACGCCAAGGAGAAAGACGCATGGCTTCCTTCTCGTCAAACAGGCGAGTGATACGATTCACAAGATACGGAATATCAAAGAAGTTAACATTCCATCCTGTCACAATGTCTATGTCCATTGCTTCCCATGCTGCAAGGAAGTCTCGCAACATGTGCTTCTCGTCGTCGTATTGGAAACACTTCGCATCAGGAATAGTAAACTCACCCAATCCAAACACCAACACCTTGTTGCCTACCTTGAGAGTAATGGCATTCACTCGTTCGGTTGCAGTCTTAATGGACGGAAAGCCTCCCTCGCATTCCGTCTCAATATCAATAAAAGCCACCTTTAGTTTAGATGGATCGTATTCCACTTCATTTGGAAACGCTTCACCAATGTATTGATACAACCATTCCGTATTTCCAAATATTTCAAATCCAACCACTCCCTTGTATTCGCTGATAAACTCTTTGGCATCACGAATGGAACCAGGCTTGAAAGGCTCAACATACTTGCCGTCAAGAGTCTGCCACTCCGTCTTCTTGCCTTTTGCAGGCACAAACAAAGTAGGCATGAACGGAACCTTTTCGGCTATCCGCTTGCCGTTCTCGTATCCACGATACAGAATATGAGAACCTCTAACAGCAACATGGGTGTAAAATTTCATTCTTAATTCGCTTTTGCGTATACAACTGTTCTATCAACAGACTTCTTGTTCTTTGTTTTTGTCTGATGTACTTGTCTTGCAGAAGAACAAACTTCATATTCATCAACAACCGTGAATCCTAAATCTTGATGTGCTGTACGAACACTCTCCCACATATCATTAGTTCCAACTTTGGCAACATTCCAACAAGACTTGCCGTTGGGATTGAGATGAGACACACACTTCTCTATCAAAGGATTAAGGAACTTCTCATTCCATTGTGCATAATTTGATGTGTTGGAAACGGATTGCGTAGACTCTTTGCAGTATATCTCTAAATCAAAATACGGAGGAGAAGTCAATACTACATCAAAATTTCCGATACCGTAATCGTTCATGTTTAAAGCGTCATCACAAATCAACCGAACCTTAGATTGTACACCCAAAAAATCAACAAGTTCATTCAGATGACTGTAAGTTTCTGTATTGGGATCAAAGCCAACATACTCGGCTCCGCTTGCAATTGCACCAAGTAATCGTCCACCCCATCCCATGCACGGATCAAGAACCCGCTTGGCATCCTTAGTTACTAGTTTTGACATTTGAGGACGATACATGGTTGATTTGCATAACCTACTACAGAAATACACACCTCGTCTTAGTTCTGAAAGGTATGGAGTTGAATGAGAGTTTCTGTTCCATCTGATAACCTTTTCCAAGAACTTGGGATCACCCCAAAGTTTTCTAAACGAATTGCCTCGGTTATCTTCAATATCCCAAAAGTTAGGAAAGAAGTGTTCGCACAATTTCATTCCAATTCGGCTTGTACTGTTGATTCTATTTCCGCTTGAATTCCAAGCACAAAGATTTACCCAATCCTTCCGAAGTTCCTGCTCTGTGTAAGAAGGAATAAAATTCACAGTAGACAATTCTTCCGCCAACACAGGAAGTATACCATCAAACTCCGCATCTGTCAAATTACGAGTTGAATATCTCTTGTTTAAAAAATTGTTTATGATGCTCATTTAGAATAACAGTTCACTAGTATTCGGAGGAACTAATATCTTATGTAGAGATTTGTTCACACAATCAGGATTAGAAGACAGCAGATTTTTATCAACATAATGAATTTTCATAGAGGGATGTGAACGCCAATCAAGATATGTCCAATACGCACATCTAACATAAGTGTTCTGTTGCGTTTCACATTTCTTAACTATCTGTTCTTCAAGTTTACTCTTGATTGCTGTGATATTAAATTCAACGATGTAAACCAATCGTTCTTTAATAAAAAGAGAGTGGACGATATCCACATCTTCTTGAACATCCTTTTCCAATCTCTTTCTAGTGTAATCGTTGAAACATCCACCACCGTTGGTTTTTTGCTTACCTGTGTATCCCTTTGGCTTTATTTCTTTAGGTTTATTTGTAACACGATCATAAGCATCTCTTCCTAATTTGCCGTATACAGGCTCATACCCACAAATCCAAGTTGTAATGTATTCTCTTAACGAGGAAGAATTTAAATCGGTCATGTATAAGTTTAGAGTTTCTTCAAGAAGAGGATCAAGAACAACAGATTTACCTGTTGCTCTATCAACCAAAACTTGTTTCAGCCTCTCACTTATCATCGTTCAACCATAGAAATCCAATCCTGATGAATCAGATTGTTTCTGCCGTATCCTTGTCCACGAATCTTAGAAATATCCCACAGCACCTTGTCGCCAATCTTAACATCTTCGGTGAGTTTATCACCAACAGAAATCACCGTGCTCCACACCAACTGTGAGTTAATCTTCTCGGTATAGATGATACCTTCCGATGTCTTCTTTTCGCCGCCACCAACAGTCTGCACTTCAATCCACTTACCAATCGGTCTCAACTTGTTCATGCTAAAAATCCTTGTAATGAGTTTGCCACTTCTTCACGAATTCTATCTTCCGCAATCTTAACATACTCGGGGTTCAGTTCGGTTCCCACATAGTTTCTACCGTTATTCAAAGCCACCACAGCGGTTGTGCCACTGCCTGTGAACGGATCAAACACCGTGCCTCCTACAGGACATCCTGCAAGAACACATGGAGTAATCAGTTCCTTGGGATACACCGCAAAGTGTGCGCCCTTGTATCCCTTGGTGTTCACAGTCCATACGGAACGCTTGTTCTTCTTGCCGTCTGCGCCCCACAATCGCTCAGGCTCTAAAGCAGGGTCACGGGCTCCCTTATCTTCAGGTTGTGTGCGATTCTTGTTGCCAGGAGCATGCGGAGGACTAACAGCGGTCTCCTTGATGGCTTCATGGTCATAATAGTAGTGCGACTTCTTGGATAGCATGAAAATGTATTCGTGAGCACGAGTGCATCGGTCAGTAACACTCTCAGGCATAGGATTAGGCTTGTGCCAAACAATATCTTGACGCAGATACCATCCGTCAGCCTGTAGAGCAAGAGCCACTCGCCACGGAATTCCAATCAAGTCTTTTGTTTTCAATCCCTTTTGGTCTTTACGATTGCCTGGCACAAAGTCGGTTGGCATACCACGCTGACCGCCGATAGTTTGCGGTGGAGGAGCACAATTCTTTGCTGCCATGTAAGAATCGCCAAGATTCAACCAAAGCGTTCCATCGTCACGAAGAATGCGGCGAACTTCACGAAACACTTCCACCATCTTCTGTACATAATCTTCCACAGTTTCTTCCTGACCGATTTCTTCGTCCCCACCTTCGTAGGAACGCAAACCGAAATACGGTGGGGAAGTTACGCAAGTGTGAATGCATCCTTCAGGCAAAGTTTTCATGCCTGCAATGCAGTCACCAAGAATTATGCGATGTGTGTTCAAACGATATCTCCATACTTAGTTCCTCGCACAAAGAACTGCTCTTCGTGCCACGCAAACCCAAAGCACTCTCTAGCATACTCAACAATAATACTCTTGTCAAACTTATTGCAGGAATAAACATCAAGCGTGATGAATCTCGTTGGCTCCATTGAGTGAATCTGAATACCGCTCTCAATGAGTGGAATCCAACCGCTCACTCCTGCCTTGTCGGGGTATAGTTCCTTGCCGTTGTTTGTTGGAGCATGTATAACGAACGGTTGGCTCATGCGAGTCATACCGATCTTGTCTACAACTCGCTCAAGAAAGCGGTAGTGCAATTCCAAGTCATCCGCTGCACCGATGCGGCAATTGTACATGTCCAAATAGTAAGAATACCCGAATGGTTTAATTTCGCTCATTATTTACCTCGCTCTTTAGGATATGGCTTTGGAGGATTTCTATCCTCAAATTCTCGCCGTAGTTTCTTGGTTTCTGCTTTACTTCTGCCCAATACAAACGCATACTTGTGTTTGCTAGGCATTTGAATTTTAGTAGCCCCTTGTTGCTTCTTCTTGGAGTGTTCGCGCAACTGCTTTTCAACTTCCGCAGGTATGTTTTCCCACAACACCTTTTGATCGTTATTCCAATCCCGCTCCCACTTGATGCCCAATTCCTTGGCGTACTTCTTGTATGCGCTACGCACACGAAAGAATCGGTCGCTCACAACTCTACCCGTGTAAGGATTGATGTATCGGGTTGTGGTTCCTGAATCTTGACCCAAGTAATAGAAGTTACAAGCCTGATAGATGGTTCCCAACTCTTTTGCTGTGGGATCAGAATACGCGGTAAACAAACGATACTGCGTATTCTTCACCATCCAATTAATGCACCACATAAGAAATGAACTTGCAAGATTTTTGGGACTCCATGACACACACGCACCACGACTAACCAAGCGTTCAATCTCTTTAGTATTCTCACCAAGCAGTTTAGAAAAAGCATTCGGCAGATTCATAAGAATTACTCCTGCCATAATATCTCGTCCAATCAATCCCTGCTCAGGATCATGGTAATAGGCAGCAAACCAATGTGTAGTGTATTGAGAAAGATTACCTAGCCATTCGTGACGCTTTATAAACTCTGTGGCTTCACGCTTCTCGGCTTCAGTTGTGAGCGGCTTGAAAATGAAATCGGAAACTCGCAGTTCTCCTGCGCGTTCCTTTGACATTAGTGCTTGTTCCAAATCCTTTTCGTAATTGTTTAGCCGTATATCGTACTGCCAACAATGTTCCTTGTCGTAAGACTTGGAGCGTTCAACAATGTCTATATGTTCACTTTTGCTTTTGGAGTTCACACTTCACCTCAATAAGTACCAATAGGATTGTTGTTATTCACAACAACCTTATATCTTTCTACATGACAAATAGAATCAAGAAACTTACGAGTTTGCTTTAGACTTTTGCCACGGATTATTAATGTAGAAAGTTGCTTCTCCGTTGTCTCTGAGTTTTGTTTTACAGCAGCCTTTGGTGTTGATAATGTCAGAAGGCTTAACATCAGCAACAAATATAGGAGCAGACTGTGTGGATGCTTTCTTATCATGCAGATAAGCATACATCAAAACCGAGTAGTTGACAATATCAATTATGGTATCTTCAAAAGATTCATTTTCAACAGCCAATTTTCCAGATTCAACAAAAGATGAAAGACGACTCATCTTATCAGTCATGCGAACCAAGAATCCTTGCTCGGTGGTGCAAATGCCCATCGCTTCTACTCTTGTAAAATTTGCAAAAGGCTCTAAACCATCATTACCTGCGTAATCAGCATTCTTCTTACGCATTAGACTACGACCCTTTTCACAAATCATTTCATGCATTTTCAATAAATCTTCGCGTGTCATTTTAAGAAACTCCAGTAGAGCCGAATCCACCTGCTCGGCTAGTCTTGGGCTGAACTCGCTCGTCGGTGGGTTGGAGCGAATATTTCAAAACAGGAATCATTTCCCCTTGACAAATTCTATCTCCGTGGGTAATACGAACAGGAAGGTTAGACAAATTCGTAACCGCAACCATCAATTGATCCGTATAATCTGAATCAATAACGCCTTCAGAATTGGCTAGAACAATTCCTCCCTTTACAGCCAATCCGCTGCGAGCGTGAAGACGAACAGAATACCCCTCAGGAATATCCAAAACAATTCCAGTAGGAATAAGAACACGAACTCCATCAGGAGGAATTATTAAAAATGGTGGAGCATCTGAACGCTCAAATGCGGCTAGCAATCTGTGATGAGAATTGTTCTTATCGTAAGCGTCTATAATTCTTGTTTTGCTGCCAAAATAGGCTTTAACATCAAAACAAGCAGATTGCTCGGTTGCAAACGATAGATCAAAAGAATCCAACCATAACTTGTTGTATTTTAGAGTCAAATTGTTCATAGTATAAAAAGTACAAAGGTATTTATCCGTTACTCTTCTGAATCCGGATTATAAGTTTCATAATTTGTTCGTTTTCTTCCGATGTTATACTTCGGAATTAGTTCCCAAGACTTCTTCTCACCAAACGGCAATATTTTCAAATATGAGATTGGGACTATAGGATCTTTGCTCTTTGACGGATCACTCAATTTTAGTAGACCCCATTCTGCTAGAAGATTGCATATGGTGTTTCTTCTAGCCTTATCCGCATCAGGAAAGTCTGTGGGCAATCCGTCCAACATGAATAGTTCTTTAAAATGAACGACATAATACTTACCCTTCTTATGCAGAATGTGGCAAGATTGGTACAGTTTTTTCTCGGTTTTTGAAGATATTCCAATCCTCGTTAAAGTTTCTTTTATTTTAAGAAAGTTTTCTGGATTGGGTAGTTCAACTTCAATAAAAGAATCAATCAAAATACTCATAACAATACTCCTTATTTACTAAAGTATTTAGATTTTTTTATTTATTGCTACCGCCAATATAAGTCAGTTTTTTCAAATGAGTTATATCTTCTTCAGTCAATAGGGTTAGATACTCTTTAGCCCTAACTCTACTAACTTTATAATAATTCATAATCATCTCTTCCGATTCGTTTTCCTCAATCTTGTGCCACTTAGAAAATCTGTGTTTCTTTTTGACGCAATTATAAAGATAATCGTATTGCATCTTTTTTGATAGATGGTGAGACTGATTCATGGTGTTTGCACACAGCACTGTGTCTGCAAAATTAGAAAAAGAACGATTAACAATAAACGGATTATATTGTCTTTCCGTATCTTCGTTACCGTCTATCAGATTACCAGTTTTATCGTTTATACTCTTTACAAAATCAAAAGGATTCACTTTACACTCTCTATCATGCCTATCATATTATCTTCACAGTTTAATTTTATAATCAATCTTATTGGAATGTAAATCCAATCATTTTTCTTAATATCGTAGTATGAACGAAGTAAAAAAGAATCATATGCATTTATTCCATGATACCGATCTATTAGAGGAGCCTCAACATGATCTTTGGTTACGGATGGAATTTTGTGTTTAATTTTTGCAGAAATCTTTTTACCATTCAAATCTTCGTACACAATATCAATATGGCTTGGTGATATTTTATTCAATGCTTTATCAATAAAATCGCCCAAAACAACATCTGCTGCTCCGCTTAAATCAAAAATGTTTTGTACACTACTTTTAGTTTTTCCCCCGACAGCAACCTTTGAAGCAAAATAACTCTTTCTATCCTTAAGAAAGGCTTCTCTTAGTCCACTACACTCTTCAAGATATTCTTCATAATTGTATTTTTCGGTTATTGTTTCTGTTGAAGACGCTACCTTTTCTATGTCGTCATCAGAAAGTTTTGAAGAAAGATTTATAAGTTTTTGAAACGGATTGCTAGTATCGTTTTGATTCAGTTCTTGTATGATATTAAAACTAGAGTTTCCTACAGCGGTTTTATATTCCTCAATGAAATCAGAAATTTTATATTTCTTATTCATTTCGTGGAGTGCTATACTCAAATCGTTTAAACTTTTGATCTTGTGATTCATATCATTATTTATCAAAAGAGCAATCCGAGGCAAGCATCAAACAGCAAGCAACAAGGTTTAATTCTTGGTCAGCAACAAATGCCGCCTTGTATTGATACTCACTCAAGATGAGAATCGCTTGTGGGATAGAGCCAGGATTAACCTTGTCTTGCAGTCCATCATAAATTCTTCTAAATACAGAAGCGGGTTCTGCATCCGAATGTTCAGCAACCCACTTACGAATGTCAGCAAATGACTTCGCCTTCATCGCCTTTACAAGTTGGTCAATATCAACATCCTTGCCTGTAGCAAGAACACTAGAATTAATCGCTCCTGTTACAGAGTGACGCTGTATCGTATTGATGATTCTACGGAAATCGGGGAAGTAGCGAATGATGAGTTCAGCAACTGCTTTATCTTCATACTGAATTCCCTCAGTATCCATGATGTGCTTGGCTCGTTCAAGAAACTCGCCAGCCAACTTAGGCTTTTCCTTCACAGGAATCTTAAAGTCTACCACGGTGCAACGAGAGTGCAGCGGCTCAATAATTCTAGCCTTGTAGTTGCAGGTCATAATAAATCTGCAATTACCTGCAAACTCTTCAATTGCACCACGCAGAGCAGGTTGAGTGGACTGTGGATTCAGATAGTCAGCCTCGTCAAGAATGATGACTTTCTTGCCGCCACTAAGTGAAACCGTTGAAGCAAAGTTCCGAACCTTGGTGCGTAGTGTATCAATACCGCCTTCTTCGCTAGCATTGATAAACATATAGTCCGCACCAAGTTCAGAACACATCGCTCGTGCAACCGTGGTTTTACCGCAGCCTGCACCACCCGACAAAATCATGTTAGGGATTTCGCCAGTTTGAACGATGCCCTCAAAGGTAGACTTAATCGCCTTGGGCAAAACACAATCCGCAATCTTTTGCGGACGATACTTTTCAACCAACGGCAACATTGGACTTCTTCTTACTCTTTGTGAACTTGCTGTCAGTCTCAAGAGAAATCCAATAAGTCATAGTACCATTCTTGTTTCTAAACTCCGATACCTTCTTATCAGAAACCTTGACTGTGTATGTTCCAGGAACCATTTTGAGATTTTCTGCCTTAAACATAAACTCAAATGAATCTACACCATCATATTCACCAACATCAATTGAATAGGTGTGTCCTGTGCTATCCTTACGATCAAACACATTCATTGTTAGGCGATCATTGTTATTGCGAAGAGCAAGATCAGGAGCAGCAAGCACAGCCGCAGCCTTCTGCAACTCTGTGAAATCCTTGGCATCAAGAGTAAAATCAACAACAGATTCTGGCATGGTGAAACTCTTTCCTCCACGAATGATTTCAAGAATCTGTCCGTCTAACATTTCTGAGTTTGAATAATAATACCGAACCTTTGCTCGGCTACCTTCAGAACTAATAATAACATAATTGTCTTCAAACTGAAAATGCGGATCCTTGAACATGCTCACCGTTGCCAGGAACTTGCTCAAATCCCATATACAAAACTCAATTGGAAAATCTTCTGTAACTTCAGCCTCAACCATAATATTTTTGGTTGGGCTAATAGTCTTGATTGTGCTCCCCGACAGAACAATCAGGTTGCTGTTAATGGTACTGAAGTTCTTCAGAACTGTCAAAGTGTCTTGTGAAATCTTCATAATATATCTCCTTCAAAGATTGTGGTATCATACCACGAAACATAGTAAAGTCAAGCACTAGGTGGAAGTAATTCGGAATGATCGTGTCGTAGAAGAGTTTCTTTTAAAAAGAGTGTTGGTACACAATAGACTTGCATGTTTCTACAATTCAAAAGTACCACTACACCAATGCACTCTCCCGTATCCGCACGATACATTCCACCGCCTGAGGAGCCGGGTGCGCCGTCTGCATCTGTCTGATAGAAGAATGGCAGATGATCCGACAGCGAACTCCGACTCCTGTTGTTGTTTCCAATGATACCCCTAGTAATACTCATATAATCCATTGAAGGATTTCCCATCAGATAAACAGGTGTTCCGAGTTTAGGAGTATCGTAGTTGAATGTACATCCTTTCACCATTGGTGTCAAGGGTTTTGTATTTTCAACTTCTAGAATTGCTAAATCGTATTCAGGGTCAACGAATACCATTTTGCATTTTTCAGTTGTAATGGGAGACTCTAGTTCTCCATCAAAAAGTGTAACTGCAATCTCTTTTGTTCCCCAAGTTTTATCCGCAGGTTTTGGCGGTTCTATTGGACATAAAGAGTCTTGGGCATTAAGAATGAAATCTATCTCCACATAACTTCGTGGAGCAAACCACGGTTTATGTTCTTTAATGGTGTTTTCATCTTCAATCGCATGTGCTGCTGTTAGCACATACAACTTACCGTTCTTGCGATATGCAACTCCAGAACCAAGAGGTGTGCCGTCGTAATGTATGACGGCATTAGCACCCACGACTCCCTGAACCACCTGTTGGTTGTAGCCATTGCAATCGCAATTTGCTGATGAATTACAGGAAACTTGTCCTGCTGTAAGCACGCCTGCGAGCGTTAGTAGCACGCTCGCCATGACCAAATTCCTCGGTCTACGCATACGCGGCTCCAATCTGTCCTTATTATACGGCTAGTTTTTGAGTAATCTAGCCTTTTGAGAAGGACAGAATTATTTATAAAATTACTGCTTTTGATTTTTTAAATCGTAGTAGTAACTATCATCATCGCAATCAATAACCCAACGATCACTGCTTCCTTCACATCGGAAAACCTTATCGTCAACCTTGTAGTCAGGCTTCTCGGGGAATGGCTTGGTTACAAACGACATATGCTTCCAATAGATTCTGTTGTTTGGTTGTAGAGCGAAGCACCCGTTATCCAAACGAATCATATGCAAACACTTGTATTGAGTTGGTTCATCGCTGTATGCGTTGTTATACCAGTCAAAAGTTGTCATGTAATCTCCCCAATATGGTTTACCGTCTTTCAAGATAACCTTGCAACGAGAACCACGAAGAGGTTCGTATGTGGTGACAGTTGAATTAATGGAGAAGCAATCCCATAACTGAAGATGATCTAAAGGAATCTCAGGTGCGTCTTCACGATGACAAAGCATGTGAATAGGAACACGACTGCGAACCAAACCGTTATCTGTTAAAACATGAAACAGGATTGCTCGCTCAGGATTGGATTGAGCACCAAACACCATAACTTTATCAAACTCACCTCGGTGAGTCTTGTGCTGATACATATGTTCACGACGAATCAAACAGAAAAAATTTGGTATGTTTAGGTTTAGCATATTATATTACTCCAATTCTACTGTGTACACAGCGGTTTAACATATTGTTTCCTTTTCAGTTTAGCCTTGATGTGTTCAACAACTATGCCACCCAAGCATAGGATGAATAAAACAAACACGCAACATCCAACAACAAAGTTGAAGGTGAAGTCAACCCAATAATCATCGGGTTTCTTGATTTCCGATTTGCAAATCTCCATTTTCATCCTCATACAGGAAAGAGCAATTGTCCTTCTCTGTCCAACAACCAGTGTTAGCGTACACTATACCATTTATAATTTTTACTTTTGGTTCGTGTAGGTGTCCGCAAATAACACCATCGTATCCATTTTCTTTAGCGTATCTACAAACAACGGTTTCAAAACTTTCAACAAATTGAGTTGCTCGCTTTACTTTGATTTTTATGTATTTGCTGATACTCCAGTATCTCATACCCATTACTCTTCTGACCCAATTAAAAACTTCATTGAAAGAGAGAAGAATCTCATAGCATCTATCTCCCAATTTATAAGTCCATGATGTAATTGGATACTTAGTCAAAAAATCAAATTGATGTCCGTGTAACACAAGAAACTTTTTGCCACTCTTGGAAACAAAGTCCATTCTTTCATGGAGGCTTATTGCTCCGAATATTCTGTGACCACTAAACTTCTGCATGAACTCGTCGTGGTTCCCCCAAATATAATGAACAATTGTTCCTTTTCTTGTGTGCTTTAGAATTCGTTCAACCACTTCAAGGTGTGATGTTTGTTTTTGATATGACATGGAGAACACTTGTTTGAATCTCCAAATATCAATAATGTCACCAACCAGATACAATTCTTTCATTTCGTTACCTTTCAACCATTCATTTAGTGCTTTGCTTTTGGCTTTTTTAGAACCAAGATGAATGTCGGAAATAAAAACAGAGTTGTATTTCATTACGGTTATTTATTTTTGTTTAAAGCCATCTGTGAGATTCGAACTCACGACCTCCAGATTACAAATCAGGTGCACTACCACTGTGCTAAGATGGCGAAAGTAGTCCCTATAGGATTCGAACCTACAACTTCTTCCGTGTAAAGGAAGCACTCTAGCCGTTGAGTTAAGGGACTATTAGTGTCGGTGGAGGGAGTCGAACCCACACGCCTTGCGGCAAAAGAACCTAAATCTTTCGTGTATGCCAATTTCACCACACCGACTATTTCTTACTTCTTGACTTTGGTTTTCTTTTCCTTCTTTGCCAAAGACTTCTTAACCTTGGCAACCATTTCCTTTAGTTCTGGTGGAGACATGGCATTAGTTTCCAACAGAGCGTTTCTTCGCTTCTCTTCAGCCTTCTCTGCCTTTGTCTCTTGTGCTTTTTCTTCACCATCAAGTTCCTTGCAGTATTCCACAAGTGCGGCTTGACACGCTGCTTCGCTAACGAAAGGACCATTAAAGTCTGCCCATGTTTCCACCCAAAAAATCCAACCTCCATGCTTGGGGGAATACTCTACAGGATCGTGACGACCGATAGCAATGTAATTCTTCTCGCTTGCCTTGGGCTTACCCCACTCGCACATCACCTTCTCGTTGTTCTTGATCCACATTTCAACATCAAAATCAAACGGATAGTGCTTGAGCAAATCACGAGCCTGCTTGCGAATTGCATCCTTACCCATCTTGGTGTTGCCCATAAGTTCCTTCAGAAATTCTGAAGTCTTCACAACTGCCCAATAAGATTCATATGGTAGCGTCATGGTATAGTTTCTCCTTCATACGAGACTTTCGCTCGTAGGCTTTAAATAATCCTTCACTAAATCCGGCATGCTTGCCGTGACCGTATCCTTGAGAATACGCCCAAGTATATAACTTGATTTGCGAGGCTGAGAGTGCAGAAATTCCCGAAATGATGAAAAAGATTGTTGCTATTGTTTCCATGTGAGTAGATATTGTATAACACAATCTGAATAAAAGTGCGAGAGGTGGGATTCGAACCCACACGCCTTTAGAGGGCAGCGGATTTTGAATCCGCCGTGTATGCCAATTCCAGCCACTCTCGCAAACAGTAGGACCGGTGGGATTCGAACCCACACTTTACGGATTTTAAATCCGTTGACTCTGCCGTTGGTCTACGATCCCATACAGGTAGTATAGCATAAGTTCACTTGTAAGTCAAGTCCTAACAAAAATTAAACTGGCTCGGCTGGATTCGAACCAGCAACCTATCCGTTAACAGCGGATCGCACTACCGTTGTGCTACGAACCACCTTTTTAAATTTGCTTTTCTCGCTTAATCCAAAGTGGAAGAATAC